AGGCGCGGCACGTCCTCGGGACTGGCTGACGAGGTGATGCGGGCCAACCGGGCCTCGGCGCTGGCGAGCCACGCGGGATCGCGCTGGGTCCAGAAGTGGGTCACGGCGGCGCTGTCTTTCGCCATGACGAGGAATACGCCGCCCTCGACGTCGGCGGCGTGGAGGTACGCCTGGTGCTGGTGGTAGTAGCTCTCGCTCGGATCCAGGCCGTGCTCCTCCATGCGGCGGAAGCCGTAGGACGACGCCGACTTGACCTCGAGGAGGTAGCGGGCGCCGTCGGGGCCGATGAGCAGGCCGTCGGGGTGGCCGACGACCTCGACGCCTCCGAGGGTGAGGCGGACGGTCATCTGCGCGTCAAGCACGTCGCGAAGGATCCAGCCCTCGGGGAGCACGCGGCGCAGCTCGTCGACGAGGAGCTCCTCGACGGCGTCGCCGAACCTAAACACGCGCTCGGCGCGGGCGTCAATGACGCGGCCGTCCTCGGGCGTGTTGTGGTGAATGTAGGCGAGCGCGCGGTCGCACTTGCCGAGGCCCGACATGCGGATCCTCGGCGACGTCTCGCGCGGGGGCTGCTCGCGAAGCAGGCGGGTGAGGTTCAGCGGCTCACGCATCGCTCACCTCCGTGGGCTTCGTGGGGGCAAGCTCGGGGTTAGCGCGGGTCCAGGCGACGAGGACCTCGGCGCCGGCTTCCGTGTCGAGGTACGCGCGCAGCTTCGAGCGGGTCGCTTGATCCATGCGGCTCGGGCGAGGCCGGCCGACGCTCACGCACCATTCGGCGATGGCTTCGTACGGCTTGGCGAGGTCCGGGGCGTAGGTGCGAGCCCACGCGCAGAAGCCGGCGCGGTCACGCTCCCAGGACTTGTGCGGCGGGGGCGGCGGGGCGAGGGACTCGGCGCGCTCGGCGTCGTCGCCGGTCGGGATGGAGAACGTCTGACGGAGGGCGTATTTGTAGGCGCCCGTCAATGCCTTGTAGATCCCTTTATCCTCGTGGTCGACGCCGCTACCGGCCGACTGGACGCGGATCCAGGCACCCGAGGAGTGAACGAGCGTGTAGGTGACGCGAATGTCGTGGCGGATGCGCTCGCCGCCCGACTTGGTCTTTCCGACGCTTGCAGTCTCGAGGACTTCAACGCCGGTAACCATGAGCGCGAGGCCGTGGCGGGCCATCGCGGGCTGAAGGGCGCCGATGAGGTCGGCGTCGCTGGCGTAGCTGTATCGCTGGTGGTCGTTGCGGCCGGTCTGGAGGACGTACGGCACGTCTGCCATGACGTTAGCGACGGCGGCGGCGAGGTCGCCGATGGGGCCGCCGTGGGAAGCTGCGTAGTCAGTCATCTGGAGTCTCACAGGTAGAGGTGAAGGTCGTGGGTGGTGTCGACCTCGTCAAGGTCGGCGATGCGGCGCGAGAGCCGGGTGACGGCCATCTCGACGGCCGCAAGGTGCCGGCTGGCCTCGGCGGCGTCGCTTCGAGCGATGGCCGAGGCGACGTCAGAGAGCCGGAGCATAGCGGCGGCGACGTCCCGCACGAGGCGGGACTGGCGCGTGTTCATCGTGGGCGAGGTCGGCGGCATTAGAACGGCCTCCGAGGCGGGGCGGCGTGGACCATAAGGACGATCCGCTCACCCTCGCTGTTCTCGCCCTTGACGTAGTGGAGGCTGCGCCGGTCCTCGGCGCCGAAGTCCTCAATCTCGACGGCCAGCGCGTAGAAGCCTTCGTCGGGCACGTCGTCGGGCGGGCTGCCCGGCGTGGCGTCAACGTAGCTTATGGTCGCGCGCAGGATGTCGGGGCGGGACTCGTCGCGCGTGATGGTGTCCTCAATGTCGGTGATCGTGGCGAGGCCGTAAAACACGAGCTCGGAGTCGCCGAATAGGTCGACGTGGCGCAGCCTGCCGTAGGCGATGCCGTAGGCGGCGTTGCGCGGCATCCAGCCGGATGCGTGGTCAAGCAGCGTCACAAGCTGCTCGACGGTGTCAGGGTGTAGGGCTTTGGGGTCCATGCCATCCTCCGTGGTAGGCCCGATGATAGTAGCGGACTACTTCCGAGGTGGCAACCCAGGCGCGGTAGATTATTCACCTTGACGGGTAGCCGGCGCGCATGTAGGCTGCCCGTGGAGGTAAACATGGTTCAAACATTCGGTGAATATCTAAAAGCGGCTCGCATGGCCCAGGGGCTGTCCCAGGTGGCCCTCGTGGGCCTAGCCCCGGCGGGCTGGAGTGTGAGCCAGACGGCGGTGTCGGCGTGGGAGCGCGACGAGCGCATCCCTACCGTGGGCCAGCTCGCGCAGTTGGCAGAGATGCTCGGGTGGACGCCGGGCGAGCTGCGCCGGGCGGTGAGCCTGGTGGCGGCCAACGAGGCCAGCAGGCGGACTGCTAACGATTGAGGAGGATGGCATGGAGGATTACAAGCGGTTTGTCGCGTCGAAACGGCGCGAGCATGAAGCGGTGGGATGGGAGGTCGATAGCGTTCATTCGTCCCTGTTCCCTCATCAGGCGGATTGCGTGCGGTGGGCCTGTCGGCTTGGACGCGCGGCGATCTTCGCCGACACCGGATTAGGCAAGACACGAATGGAGCTAGATTGGGCTCGGCTGGTGGCAGAGCGCACCTCAAGACGGGTGCTGCTGTTGGCTCCTCTGGCAGTCAGCGAGCAGACCATCGCTGAAGCCGTCGCAATGGGCATTGGCGCGGGCCGCATCGGCGATGATGCCGCAATCCATGTCATCAACTACGAGCGGCTTCATCGTGTCGACGTCACGGAATATGCCGGCGTGGTGCTCGACGAGAGCAGCATCCTAAAGAGCCAGACGGGCAGCACCCGGACGGCTCTTATTGAGGCGTTCTCGAACACTGACTACCGTTTAGCAGCGACGGCCACGCCGGCTCCAAACGACCATACCGAGCTCGGAAACCACGCAGAGTTCCTCGGCGTCAGCACGCAGCAGGAGATGCTCGCCGAGTATTTCCTGCATGACAGCAGTTCGTCATCCGCCAGGGGATGGCGCCTAAAGGGTCACGCTCGACGAGACTTCTGGCGTTGGGTATCGTCTTGGGCGGTCGTCGTTCGGAAGCCGTCGGATCTCGGCCACGATGACGAACGCTACAACCTGCCGCCTCTCAACCTGCACAACGAGGTTGTCAAAGCCAACGGGCTGGACCTTGGACAAGGCACGTTGTTTGTCGTGCCGGCGCAGACATTGACCGAGCAGCGCAAGGTCAGGCGCCAGACGGTCGACGACCGGGCTGCTCGAGCGGCCGAGCTGGCGTCTAGGCCCGGCCAGTGGATTGTCTGGTGTGAGCTCAACGACGAGAGCCAGGCCGTTGCGTCAATGGTGGACGGAGCGGTCGAAGTGTCTGGCAGCGACGAACCAGAGGTCAAGGCCGAGCGCATGCTTGGATTTGCCCGCGGAAAGTATCGGGTGCTGGTAAGCAAGCCGAGCATTTGCGGCTTTGGGATGAACTTCCAGCGATGCCACCAGCAGGTATTCGTGGGCCTGACGCACAGCTACGAGCAGTTCTATCAGGCCGTTCGGCGTTCGTGGCGGTTCGGTCAGACTAATCCAGTCGACGTCTACCTAGTCCAGACAACGGCTGACGGAGCCATCGCTCACAGCCTCAAGCGTAAGGCCGACGCGGCCGACGAGATGGCGGCCGAAATGGTCGCGCTCGTAAAGGACCATCAACTAGCCAGCGTTCGCGGACGCCGAGCCGGCGTCATGACAGCAGCATCCGACAGCGTAATCGCGCCGTCGTTCTTTTAGGAGGAACCATGCCCTGCATTGATCAGACCCATACTGACCGCTACTCGCTCTACCGTGGAGACTGCGTGGAGGTGCTGGCTGATTTGCCAGACGAGAGCATTCACTACAGCATCTTCTCGCCGCCGTTTGCGTCGCTCTACACATATTCCGACGATGCCCGAGACATGGGCAATGTGAAGAGCCACGACGAGTTCTACACGCAGTTTGCTTTCCTAGCTCGTGAGCTGTTTCGCGTAGTCAAGACGGGCCGGCTCGTCAGCTTTCATTGCATGAACCTGCCAAAAAGCAAGTCCCGTGATGGCGTCATCGGCCTGACAGACTTTCGCGGCGGGCTAATCCGCGTGTTTGAGGACGCTGGGTTTGTGTTCCATTCGGAGGTTTGTATCTGGAAAGACCCGGTAACCGCGATGCAGCGGACTAAAGCGATCGGGCTTCTCTACAAGCAACTAAAGAAGGACTCCAGCATGAGCCGTCAGGGCATTCCTGACTACCTCGTGACCATGCGTAAGCCAGGCACGAATGAAGAGCCAATCGGGCACAAGCCGGAGGATTTTCCGGTGGATCTTTGGCAGAAGTACGCATCGCCTGTTTGGACCGACATCAACCAGAGCGACACGCTCCAGTACCGATCAGCTCGTGAACACGACGACGAAAAGCACATCTGCCCATTACAGCTCGACGTAATCCGTCGCGGGATCACGCTTTGGAGCAACCCAGGGGACTTTGTGCTGACGCCGTTCATGGGCATTGGCTCTGAAGCGTATGTCTCGCTAGAGCTAGGCCGTAGAGCCGTCGGAGTGGAGCTGAAGGGAAGCTATTACCGCCAGGCGTGCGCGAACCTGCTGGCCGCTGGGCAGCAGCTCGGCATGTTTGGAGGGAGCGATGAGTAACGACCGAGAGCAGCTCCGAGAGCTAGGCCGGTTTGAGGCCGCCTCGGGCATCTACAACGCCGACCGATGCGAGATCCGATCGCCGAAGTCGAGGCACCGTGGGCCGTGGGACCCGCTGGCCGCTCGGCGGCTCGTGGCGGCGCCGGGCTGGAGCTGGACCGAGGGGATGCTCGCCGTGGCTGACGACGGCGGGCTGCCGCA